GTTGAGATCACTATAGCAATAACCTAGAAAATATTTAGCAGAGAGTACTTCAACTACAATACCTTCATTAGAATCAATAATATACACGCTTTCAATATCGTCCCGAAAGAGCAATCCTAACGTGTATACTATTCCAATAGAACGGGTTAGTTCGCACCATGTATTATCAGACAATAGGTCCCACGGATTGGGCCATTCGTCCCAATCTTCCCATGCTATATGTTGAGTAGATAGAGGTGCATTCATCCACCAATCATTTACGGCAAGTAAACAATCGTGTAAAGGGAGGTCTTGGCACTGTTGCCTAAGATCGTTCCACTCGTTTAATCGATCTTCAAATAGATGCGACCAAATCATTAATCAAAATAACTGAGTGAATATCTTAATGTGCCAGCGATGCCGCTTGAAGTGGTAGTTAAACTAATAACAACTTCATCAATTTCAGCAGAGGACACTATTGTTTGCTCTTGTGTGACAAAAAATGTGAATCCTCTAACTGAGCCAGACTCTTGATACTCGTCATTATAAATTGGCGTTGTTCCCGAGAAATCTTTTGTAATTTCTATTGAACCAACTTTAACGCCTGTTCCCGGAATGCTTGCTCGATAACGCATAACAAAAGAATCTATATCGGTCACATCAATTCTAGCAACTTCAACAGTTGTTGTATCAGTTGGTATTACGACATCCTGTGTGCTTTCTTGAGATAACTGCCCTAAACGTATTCTATCACCAGATTCACTGGCAATGATTCTAGCATCTTCTGCAATTGCAACTCTATCAGCAGCAGCATTTTCTTTTCGTTTGAATACATCACTCCAACTGACATTGTTAGATTGTGCTATATCAACAACGGGAAATGCTGCATCGAGGGGATCATTATTTGTGTTTAACTCATTGCCAACATCAAAAAATACGTTTCCTACTGATACACTGTATTGTGTTCGGAAAAAATGTATTCCACGAGCATAAATTCTGTCAAAACTATTTGAAGCAATGCGGAACCCTTCTGGCCAAAGTTGAGAGTCTGTATTACTGGGTGAAATCTCCACGCCAGAATACAGCGAATGGAATTCACTATTTGTAACTGTTACCTTTTCCATGCGTTCAATATCGCCAAATACCCGAACACCATAGTTACAATCATAGAATCCACAATGATTTACAACAACGTCTTTTACTGTTGTGTTGATACCAGCACCACTGTCAAATGTTAATGCGGACTGCTCAGAAATAGTTCCACTAAAATCACTAGCGGTTTTGTCTCCTCTAAACACTACATTAGAAAATTGAAGATGTTGTACTCTATCTGCCAAGAATATAGATACATCCTCGGTTGTCTCAAATGAGAGTGAATCAATTTCAATAAACCGTGGAGTAATTGTACTCGTAGAAATGTTTGTGCCAGTTTCTAAATTATTACCACAAGTTCTAGCCACCGTATCAGCAAGGGAAGAATCATCACTATTATATTTTATAACTGAACTCTCGGCACCTTCACCCATAAGTCTCGCATATGGTGGAATTAAAATTGTATCTGTTACAAGATATGTTCCTGCTGGAAAGTACAGTGATCGACGAACACGGGTGTCAGTATCGCGGCAGTATAACTCAAAAAGTGCTCTATTAATTGCAGCAGTGTCGTCAGTTACTCCGTCGCCCAAAGCACCAAAATCACGCACAGATGCAAAATCATCTAACTTTCTTTGTAATGATCGCTCTATGTCTTCGTTAGCATCAGGACCAGTCTCCACTGTATAACCAGCAGCGTCGCCTTGATATATGTAACTTGTTGCAAAACTTAAGAGGTCGTCACGTTCTGTGAGTATTCGGGTGTTTCCTATTACAGGGGCACCTTCGGCTATCGTGCCGTTGCCTATGTAAAGTTCTTGGGCATCAATTGCCCAACCAAATTCAGAACCGTCCAATTGTGGAAGGTTTTCTTTTAGCCCTGATCGGTGTGTAATTCTAGATATTTGAACTATTGCCATTTATTATAATTCCAATTATCTAGTATTTAGTTGAGTTGCACATCTACCACCTGCGGTGATACTTGGCTATAGTATTCTTCTAACTTTAACCACCATTGCTGCTGCCAATAGTCAAAATCTTCACCTTGCACAACAAACTCTTGGTATTCTGGAACAGAAATAACATTTCCATCTTTATCAACTTCTGGTTTAACAACCATCATAACAACACCCTTGCGGATATTTGTCTTATATACTTCATTATGTGCCGTTGCATACGCCACAAGTTGAAGTTTATAATCATCAATCCACTCTTCTTTTTTGGGTGAATTGCTTTGCTTGTAATCCATAATTGCTGGTTCACCATTATGCACCCCAACAGAGTCAGTAGTTCCAGCATAAATTGTGGGGAAGTATAACGGAACTTCTACACCCCAAACCTCATCTACATTGACAAGACCATTATCAATGATTACCTGTGCCATCGCATGACTTGGCCAACTGAATGGGTTTTTCGTTTTTTCTTTTAATTCGCCAGTCAATACATAATCTTCAAGAAAATTGTGAAGGCGTGTTCCACGATTTGCCGCATCATTTTTGATATCTTCGGCTCGTTTATGCCCTACTTTATTTTTCCAATTCTCTAGTGCCATTCGTTTTTCTTCGCTTTTGGTCTTATCGAGAATGCTGGTAACGCTTGGGACTCGGTCATTGGTGGGTGTTTCATAATATCGAACATTATCGATACTAACGCGGGAAATAGTTTGATATTCAAACTTAGTTTTTATTAGTGTCATTATATATTTTAATCCAGATCAAAGACATCAGCCATATGAGGGAAAACAGTATAAAAATTTACGCCTCTACTTTTATCACGTCGTTCAGTGTCTTTTTTTGTTTCTCCTAGTATGTATGTCATATCTGCAGAATTCATATAATCTCTAATTTTTTCCCATTCGCTACTAAGCGTTAAACAATTATGATCTAGCAGCCAATCACAATGTTCATCTATTTTTTTTGAAATTCTGATTTTATGATGTTGGGGCAATGATTGAATTTCATAATAACCCGCATTTTCAAGCATCAATGATATTTCAAAATTATCGGCTGATAATATATTGTGATCATGCCATAATCTTTGTAAATCTATTATACTTTCTATAGATAGAAAACTGACAACAGAATTAACATATAATTTAACATGTGGACATTGTAATTTTATTTTTTTAAAGTTTTTTTCTACTTTTTTCCAGTTTGCACCATGTCGAATATATTCGAATTGTTCCCCACAACCATCTATACTTGCATTAACGCGTACATTATCAAACTTATTCCAGTAGTCTATAATAGATTTTCCGTTGAACTCAATTGTAGTGAAATTTATATTGTACTGTAATGATACAGTGCTATTTAAACCCATATTAATTAATTGATCTAAAATTTCATACTGTTCTTTTTGTCTGGTTGGTTCACCTCCCGCAAACGAGATCGCATCTGCGTTTTGTAGATAAGGAGATATTTCATTGACAATTTTACTTTTTTGTTTTACGTTTAAAATATTATCATAGTTTTTAGAAAAGTGCAAAAGTCTTTTTTCTTCGCCCGCCAACTTGGTGCTCGACTCACCGCCGCACGTTCTACACATTAAATTACAGACAGAGTTTAGCCCCAAATGAAATTCTATAATTTCTAACTCATCCAAAAAGCCATCTTTATTTGTTATTTTTTTTATCTTTTCTATTTTTTTATGCCATTTTTTGTTATATTGTTCTCTTCTACTTTCTACCCCCTGATGTTCTTTAATATAACAATTTTTACATTCTTTAGATTTTATGCCGTTTAACATGTTTTTTCTAATGAACGCCATTTTATTGCCATTATAAATTTCAGATAATTTTTCAGTTTTTAAATTGCCAACCGGAAAATCTCTATCTGATACACAACATGGAAGCACGTTCCCATTTGTTGATAGATAAAAATGCATCCAAGGGATAACGCAGAAAGTATCTTGTTTTATTTTTTCTTTTTTGTAATCACCAGTTAGTTTGTAGTATTGAATTCTAGTTTCATCACTCGACCAATCTCGTTGTAAAGTGCCTATTTCCTTATCAACATATGGATTGGGCGTTACTACCAATACAAAAAAATTTGTAATATCTATTTCTTGAAGTGTCTGTTGTAAAAAAACTAGCATCTCTCCGGGAGAATGAGAAGAATCATCGTAATGATATTGATCATTAGTATCCTGCACAACAATAATTCGCTCGTTGTCCTGATATGCATCTTTTCTTAGTTCTTTAAGTTTATTGTAAAACTCGGTCTTCCAATTATTATCGGATAACAAGGATAAGAAAATTGGAGTGCCAACAATGTTATATTGACTCTCAATGTCATTTAATGCTACATCTATCGTGTGCTGTTCTAATATCATATAGTAAAACTTTCTCCGCAACCGCAGCGAGCAGACTCATTTGGGTTGATGAATTCAAACATTTCGTTGAGTCCTTTTTTCTGAAAATCAACAGTCATGCCCTCTAAGAATACATTATGCTTGGGATCGATGTAGATGTCAATACCACCAAGTTCATGTTTAGTCAATGATTGAGTTTCATCAATTTCAACATATTCCATTACGTAAGCATATCCGGTGCAGCCGGATTTTTTAATTCCGATTTTTACAACAGTTGATTCTGGTTGCTTATCGAGATTTTTTTTGAGTTTTTGTGTTGCTTGTTCGGTTAAAGTAATCATCATCTAATATTTACCGAGCAGGACGAGTTTAAAGATTTTAGTTATTAAACATTAAAGATCAGATGCTCGTTTTGCCATCTTACTAACAATTTTTTCGGCTTGGTCTACTGGCATTTTTTCAGTATCTGAACTAGTGCTTTGACCATAAAACGTGATTTTATTATCAGTTATATCTCTAACTAGATTATTCAAGGGTGGGGTTTTTACCAAATCATATAAATCATTACGGGCAACAGACACACCCATATCATGTGCTAATTCAATGAATGCATCCATACTCATGCCAATATCTGCATCGGTTTCTTTGGTTCTTTCTGAAACAAATTGTGCGAGTGCAGTTAGTTTGGCAACGGAGGAGACTGGATTAGTAACCTCGTTAATTCGCATTAACGTCGCTCACGCCCTAGATTTGTATCAAGGTCAGGCTCGTCAAGATCATCTAATTCAAGATCTGCATCGGCATCATCGCCACTGTCCAAATCTAAATCAAGATCGTCGTCTGCAGTATCGAGTTCTGGTTCAAGCTCGTCATCATCTTCGCCCGGAACAGAAAGGATCTCTTCACCGGTTAAAGCAGAAAGACCGGAATTCATTTTCTCTTTGGCGTCTTGCATTGATTGCAGAAGCCCGTCAAGTGCTGGTCCAATGTTTTTCTGAAGTGCGTCAGCTTCACTTGTGCCTAAATCTGTTCTTGCCTGATCAACAAGTGCTGGAAGGTCTTTGTATTGAACTTCTGATACATCTTCAATCATTTTTTGAACACGATCAACTAAATCCTTTGTTGCAAGGACAACCTGAGCCTGTTCAATATCACTTTCATTAAGACGCTCTACTGATTCGCCAATTTGGCTGTCAGATGACTGTGCTGCTACTGCATTTGCAATTTGTTGCTCATCTGTGTTTAGTGTTTGCCCACGCTCAATTTTATCTAAAACTGATTGTGTGACTGGATCGTCCATATCAACAGGAATAGTATCTTGCTCATTGACTTTATCGCGAAGTGCCTGTTCAATCATCATCAGCTCAAGGTACGCTGGATTCTTCTCGCTTGAATGGAATCCGGGGGTTTTGCGGTGCTCACTAACCATTTTGCTAACTCTTGGTAGCATTGCTTGTGCCTCTTTGATAGTGACAGCATCAAAATCAACTGTTTTGCCAAAATGTGATGACATAACTGATGCGACGCGTTTAGATTTAGGTGCATCTAGTTCAAAAAGCTTCATGTTCAAATCCTCGTGTTTGGAAGTATTTAGCCAAACTAATTAATTTATCTATTTGTTTTTTAGACAACTTTAGGCGTTGGATATCGTTTGATAATCTAGCATCTACAATATCTCGTTCTTCTTGTGTCTTGCATTTTTGAAATCTTTTCTTTTCAACAAGAATATTTGTTTCAAGACGTGAATGTTTATTGTCATGATGTTTTAATAACCGTGATTGGTCTTTTTTATTGTGCAGATCTAGAATACACCACGCAGTGGCTGAGCGAGTGCCAGAGAAAGTAGCAACATATTCTGTCAGTTTATAGACATCGATGCCCATATCTGTTTTTTGCAATTGATAGTTTCCCGGAAGAGCCCAATAATCTTCATATTTGGCAAAAATATTTTTGTCAAAAAAACTGCGAGAATGTTCCCGCAGTTTCATAAGGTCATCGACTATTTTACTGGTAAGGTTTATCACCCTATTATCAGTGTTCCGATTGCCCATCCCGAGGTTGCTAACAGCACTGCTATTACTCCCCCAGCTATTTTTAGTTGTAAGTCGTTTCGACGTTGATTGGTTTGTATAATACATTGGTGTATTTGTTTAGCCATTTTTTCCAAGTCGTCAACTTTTTCTTCAACTGTTCCCAGTTTTTCTTCTAGAAATTGAAATCTTGCTGCACACAAATCAACGTGTGTTTCTAAACTTTTTTTCTCTAAATCTGTTGGTTCCATAATTGATCTCTCTGATCGATGCATGGCCGCTCCTCCATTTTACATCGACATTTTTTGTCTTAATAGTAATTATCATTCTTCTATTTCGAAATATATGTTGACTAAACTATTTTGGGTAATAAGATATGGTGTCAACTCTAACGATTCGCCTAAGCCAACTAACATAGGGACACCATCTGCATCATCAAGTAAATGCCCTAACTCGTTGTTTTTGTTAAAAAATACACTAGCATGCTCAACTTCAAAGTTGAATTTCCACGCATTTACTTCTTTATGCACCCCTGAAAAATTAACAACGTCAACTTTTCTTGGACCAATTATCTTTAGGGGCTGAGAACGTAAAGATATTATTTGAAGTATAGTTTCCCAATTACGTTGCTGGTTTCTGGCAAGGGTCCATTCTTCAGCATTTTTTATTACATTATTGTTCTTATCTTGCATTGGAAACTGTGCAGCACGAATATGACTACGTATTCCGGTGGCTGTTATATCAAATAATGTGTAGCAGTTAATACTAGTGAACATAATTGATATTTAAGAAAAAACCCCCGAGCAGTAAAAATACTGACGGGGGCCGTGTTAAACACTTTATAACAGTTAGTAACTATTATACAGCAGCGGCTGTTGCGATTGCAAGACCTGTTGCTGTAACAGTTGCTGAACTAA